TGCTCAGTATTTGAGAGGGTTGTCAGGAGTTAAAAAATGTTATGAAGAATGGTGCAACGAAATACATAATAAAAATCCAAATATTTGGATTTTAGGAAAAGATTACTTAGACAGGCCTGTTGAGGGAAATCAGATTAAGGATTATTTATATGCTTACAGTTGCGAAGACATTAATTAATTTCGATTTTGATAAGTGGGATAGAATTACTTGGAAAGATCATGACGATTATGATCTAAAGAATTGTGTTGATGCCATATCTTTAAAAAGTTTAGATGGAAGCGTACATAGTTTTTATAGAGAGGGTAATATTGAAAATCCAGAAGACTATAAACATACTGCTTATTACAAACTTTTCAAACCTCTTGTTGATTTTTTTGAAGTAAAAACAACTAGAGTTAGAATTCATAGACAACTACCAGGTAAAAAAACAAAATTACATACTGACGATAATAATGTAGGAATTAAAGATGCATCAGAGTATAATTTAAGACTCTTAACAGCTCTTACAGAAAGTGAGAATTTTATTTATCAGTTTAAAAGTAGTGGTAAACTAGATCAAATGTCTTTAAAAAAAGGTCAATCAGTAATATTTGATCCTGATATTGTTGCTCATGGGATGGTAAACTTTTCAAAAACTGAAACAAGATATTCTTTAATACAGGTATTCAAAGCTTACCCAGTTACCCCTTGGTTAAAAAAATTTATCAATACAGAGCAGATAATAAAACTATGAATATTGATTTTGGAACAGCTTTTCATAAACCTAATGGAAATGCAGTTAAAGTAACAATAAATGAATTTAGAGAAAAACTTTATTTACATATCAGAGAGTACTCAATGGATGGAGATACCGGTCAGTGGTACCCTACTAAATCTGGGTATTCAATTCCTGCAGATGAAGTTAGTTCCCTTATCCCCTTGCTTGAAGACGCAAGTGACGCGGTAGCTCAACGTTATATTTGGAGCACGCAATTAGAATTAGAATTGGAGTAAAAATGAGCATAAAAGCTTGGAATGACGAACAAGAAGCAGAATTAATAAAACTATATGCTGTAGAGGGACAAAAAGACGTTCATAAATTAGCTGAATATTTCTCAAAAGGTTACAGAAGTGTTATAAGTAAATTAGTTCAATTAAAAATATATGAAAAACCTATAGCTGAAGAAGATGATCGTTCTCAAACAGTTAAAGTAATGCTTCGTGAACTAGAGGAAATCCTTGAGATTGAAGTTGATGGTGTCAATCTTAACAAAAAAGAAAACCTTGTTAAACTTCTTAGTGCAATTAAACAAAAGGTTAATTAATGGCAACTAAAAAGAATAGAAATAATAAAGTATGGATGATTCCCGAAGGAGAAAAAAGAAATTCTGCTTCGTACCATTTTATTCATTCAAAAACCATGAATCAATTAAGAAACGGAGTTAAACTTCGTATGAAAAAATATCACCCTAAAACACGTCAACATGTTTGGTTTGTAGAAACAAAAATGCCACCACACTCTAAATAGGAGAACACATGAGAGAAACATATGAACAATATATGGTGAGACGATTACAAGAAGAAGAGCAAAAAGATAAAAAAATTAGTAGTGAATTAGAAGAAAGAGCCTGGAGGGATCTAGAAAAAAGAAATAGAAAGATATATGAATCTCCAGATGGAGGAAAAACTATCTACTCTAGACCTTTTGGAGAGCCTCTTAATCGTGTTGTAATTCAATCTCCAGAGAAACAAAATAACTTATCCAGTGCTACAGATATGGTAAATCATCCTCCTCACTATAATAAAGGTATTGAGACAACTAAATATATTGATTCATGGAATATGGGTTTTTCTCAAGGTAATGTAATTAAATATGTTACTCGATACAATTTAAAACATGAAGATAAACAAAAACAGCTTGAAGATCTCAAAAAAGCTCGTTGGTATCTTGAAGACTTAATTAAAATGGTAGAAAACTCGTAATACTTCGAGTTTTCTATTGATTCTTACTTAATTTCTCTGTTATATTCTTTATATGAATTACAAAGAACTTAAACAACTTATCCAAAAACATAATCATGCTTACTATGATTTATCTGCACCTACTCTGTCTGATGCGGAATATGATCAACTGTATGATAAACTTGAGACTATGGAATCTGCTCAAGGGTGGAGAGACTATGACTCTCCAACTCTTGGTGTTGGCGGAGCAGCTGGTAAAATTACTCATCCTTATAAGTTGTACTCACTTCGCAAAATTTATGAAGGTGAAGAAGAAGTAGAATCTTGGATGGATGTGATTCTACCAAAAATTGACGGTTCAAATCTTACACTAGTTTATCGCAGAGGCAAGCTTAAATTAGCTATCACTCGCGGTAATGGCGAGCAAGGTGAAGATGTAACTCATCTTGCAGAATGGATTAAAAATGTTCCTCACCGTATAGATACTGAATTTGATGAGATTGTTGTCAACGGTGAGTGTGTAACAGACAATGAAGTTGAAAACTTTAGAAACTATGTCTCAGGCGCACTAGGATTAAAATCTGCATACGAGTTTAAAGATAGAAATATTAATTTTATAGCACACGATTGGCTCGGAATTGATATGGACTATAAACCTCGTATGAAAATTCTAACAGCCATGGGATTCTTTACAGTTCTAGAAGAACGTGCTTGGAATTATCCAAAAGATGGAATAGTTTATCGTTGTAACTCATATGAAAAATCACAACAGCTTGGATATACTTCTAAATATCCACGATTTGCTGTAGCTCTCAAAAAGCGTATGACAGAAGTTGCTATCACCACTCTACAAGACGTATTGTGGGTTGTAGGTCGCACTGGAACTGTAAACCCTACAGGAGTTATAGATCCTGTTGTGATTGATGATGCTACTATTTCTCGTGTCACTCTTCATAATATAGGTATTATTGAGGAACACAATTTAGGTTTAGGTGATCTAATTCAAATCGAGCGTGCTGGCGGTGTTATACCAAAGTTTATTGGTGTAATGCAACACTCTCAACACGGTATTAAGATTACAAAAAATCACGCAGAAGAGACTATTGGTCAGCAAACAAAACGAGATGGTCCTAGACTATTGGTTGCAGATCGTAATAACATTAACACATCAAAAGTTTTGGAACACTTTATCAAAACTATTGATATTAAAGGATTAGGACCTGCCTCTGTTAAGAGAATGGGACTAACACACCCAGTTGACATATTTGATGATCAACCTTGGGCAAAACTTGGTGCCAACGGTGCCAAAGTCGAAGCTGAGATTGAAAGAACAAAAACCAAACCTTATGATATTGTTCTTGCTTCCCTTGGCATTCCTGGAGTTGGTAGACGTGCTTCTAAATTAATTATAAGCAAGATTCCAGCATTCAGAAATCTAAGAGATATTGAAACCACAGAAATAAAAGGTATTGGCCCTTCTACTGTTGATTCAGTTTTATCTTGGTTAGACGAAAACGAAGAGTGGGTTTTAACCTTGCCTCTTCAACTAGAACAAAATGTCACGGTTGAAGAAACAGTTGGAGCTCCTGCTCGCAAAGTGTGTATTACAGGAAAGCTGGATATGACTCGTGGTGATCTTGCAGATTGTCTCGAAAGCAAAGGATTTAAAGTAACATCAACAGTCACAAAAGATTGTTATGCTCTTATTACAGGCGGTGATACAACATCGTCTAAATATAAACGTGCTGTTACTCTTGGTGTAACCATTATTGATTATTGGTCAAGCCAAAAAGAAGTCTTAAGCGGTGATTTTTAATAAAAAGAAAAATAACCAAGTCACCAAATGCTGTCATATTTCAGTTGCTTATTATAAAGTTTTTCTGTAATATCTCTATATAAAGTCAAGAGATTAAGAAAACTCTTGAAAATTCAACAAAACTTAATGTTCGAGGGGAACAATACATGTCTAAGTTTGAATATACTGATGAAATGGTTACTCGTATGCACGATGTTGCAGATTCAGGAGTAACTGAAGATATCATCGAATCACTGATGGGTGAGTTCGATTTTCCACGTCGGTCAGTCACAGCAAAGCTTCGCAAGCTGGGCTATGACGTACCAAAGAAGCCAGGTGCAGCACCTGTATTCTCAGCTGATGAAACTGATGCTCTTGCGTCATTTTTAGAAGCTAACTCTGGTAACATGACTGCTGAAGAAATTGCTGATTCTTTCATGGATGGCAAATTTACAGCACGCCAGATTAACGGTAAGGCTCTTTCGCTGGAAATGACAGCTCATGTCAAGCCAGCTGAAAAGAAAGTAACACCACGCACCTACACCGATGAAGAAGAAGCCACAATCACATCTATGGTTGAAGGTGGATCTTATCTCGAAGAGATTGCAGACGCAATGAATCGTTCTGTTAACTCAATCCGTGGTAAACTCTTGTCAATGGGTCTTAAGGCTCCTCAGCGTGATAAAAAAGCTGTTAAGTCTGATCCTTATGAGGGTATCGAAGATATGCTTGAGCAAACTGTTGAAGAAATCGCAACCTCATTCGACAAAACAGTTCGTGGTGTAAAAACTGTCCTGACCCGCCGTGGTCTGAGCTGTGCAGACTATACGCCAAAAGCTGCAGGTGAGTAATCACCAATCTTAACTTTCTGATTGTTAAGGAGGGATGGTGGTAACACCATCCCTTATCTTTTTATGAAATCTTTCTTACTTGATGAACTTGAAGAATCAACTATTGATGCCATATTATCCTTACCCCCTAAGGCAAGAGTTGATTATTATAAAAAACTAGCTAAAGCATATTTTCCTGATGTTCTTGAAGGATCAGAAGAATATACAGATATTCTTGAAACTTACAACTCCTCCTTCTATCTTGAAAAAATGTAT